ACCACAGCGGCATCCATCATCGATGGATACAAGATGAGCAAGAATGGAGAGGCCGCCAAGGCGATCGGTATAGCAATGGCGGACAGCACATTCAATGGTGTGTTCTTTGGTATACTCGCATTCGCACTACTGCCTTTCTACGCCCCCATCATCTACAAGTTTGGTGTGCCTGAACTGTTCATGTTCATGACACTGTCTATAGCGTGTGTGGCGTTCATTGTTTCCAAGAATTTCTGGTTGAGCTGTGTGGCCATAGCAATAGGTGCCTTCATAGGATTGATAGGTATAGATCCACAGACTGCGGGTCCGAGGTTCACGTTTGGAACCTTATATCTACAGGATGGTGTGCCCATCATCATGATGATAGCGGGACTATTTGGCATACCAGAACTAGTGTCTGGTTTCCACTTCGGCCAGAACAGGCCAGCACCCATCAACAACTATTTCTCACAACTGTTCGACGGCTTCCGTACCACACTAAGATTGTGGCGGGATTCCATACGCGGAGGTTTCATAGGATTCATAGCGGGCATACTGCCAGGTGTGGGACCTGTAGGAGATATGTTAGCCTATGGTGCCACTGTCAAGGCACACCCCAATGACAAGTTCGGTGTGGGCAATCCCAAAGGCCTGGCAGGATGTGAAGGGGCCAACAACGCACAGAAGGCCGGCAGTCTGATACCGACCGTGTTGTTCGGTATACCGGCATCTCCTTTCGCGGCCATATTCATGAGCATGTGTATAACATTCGGCCTGGACGTGGGAAACCCTTTCATGCTGGAAGATACGAAATTCCTCTCCCTCTTGGGTTATGGATTTGTTGGAGCAACCATACTGACTTTCATCATCTGTATATTCACATCCAAACTTCTAGTGAAAATACTTGAGATCCCTTATTGGATTTACGCTGGGATCATCTTTGCGATCATAATCTATACCTGCCAATCAGTCACGGGTTTGTACATGGACTATGTGACACTGGCCGCATGTAGTATTTTAGGTTTGATATGTTACAAGTTCAAAATAAGTCGACCCGCAATATTACTGACCTACATAATAATAGACAAGTGGCAGAATCTGGGGCAACAATGGTTGACCATGTACACCTGGGATCAGATGCTGGTCCGACCGTTATTTCTCGCTTTACTTGTGATGGTTTTAGTGTTAGTATATAGGAGTATAACACAAAAAAATAAGGGCATTGATTATGCTTAATAACTAGAACAATGATAGATCAAAAAGCACAAGACGAATTTTACAAGAACCATTGGCAATCCAACATACACCTGTTCAAGCATTCTGGTGAAAATCTAGTGGACGAGATCAATAAACTCAATCCCACATTGGTCATCGATGCCGGTTGTGGTATAAACTTCCTCAAAGGTAAGATAAAGAATCTAATTGGTTATGATCCGGTGTTCAAAGAAGCAGACATCAACTGCACCCATCATGATGCCCCGTTCAAACACGAGTCGGCGGACGTGATATTGGCATTAGGATCAGTCAACTGGGGCGATCACGATGACATAGCCAACATGCTGATCAAACTGAAATCCTGGCTGAAGCCGGGAGGCAGACTCTACATGAGGGGAGCACCGGGGGGATACAAGAATGATCAAGGACTTAAATGGTTCCAGTGGGGCACCAAGGAGATAGATTACTTTGCCCGACTGATGGACTTCACCGTGGAGAGGCTAGAGTTAGAACACAACACGGACGGAACAATCGCCGAACGCGAATGGCCCCACAGATACGTCTGGTTATATCGTAGGAAATAAAATATCCCTCACAGCATTGGGCAACACAGGATCTGACATCCTCTCCGGATGCCACACTATACCAAACACTGGCAGTGATTTGTGTCGGAAGGCCTCTGGATTTCCGTCTTTGTCCATGGCCAATGATACGAAGTCCTCGGGTAGTCTTTCGATCATCTGTGTGTGATAACTGTTAACGGTGTAGATCTTCTCTCCCATGGTCACGGAATGGTCTTTGTCAACGTGACCTTCTATAGACCCATTCACCCCTCCCGCGAGCTCGTTAATGACGAAGGCTCCGTGGCAGATACCTATTATGGGTTTGCCTTTGCTAATCGCGTGGGCATACAAGGTATTCTCGGTCTGATTCCTTGCTACACTATCCGGACCTCCCGTCAGTAATAAGCAGTCATAATCATTTTCTGGTACTTTATTATTATTTGCCACGGGAAGTATGTTGTGTCCTGCCAAGAAGTCATAATACGCCCGTTCCAACGCATCAAGCACAAAATACCTAGGCGGTTTTACATACTCCTGTTGACTCACTAGTATTTTCATGCAATTATTTACGTGTATTACCATTTCATGGTAAATATCTTTGTATACAAATAAAACCTAGGAGATAAAACATGTTATCAGGAAAAGAATTCGTAGAAAAACTTGAGCAAGATAACGAAGCCCTATTCAGAGCATCAGAGTTACAGATCAAGCACTACTACGAGAACACAACAGACAAAGAAGAGTTGATTGATAACTTCACAGGTCGTATGGTTAACGAGAGAATGAACATGGAAGAAATTTCAAGGGAGATCGCGGCACTTCCAGCCGGAACAGATCCTGAGAAATTGGTTCTACTTTCAAAACAAGCACACGACGAAGCAAAACACTTTCAATTCGTAAAAGAAGTTGTTGAATACCTAAAAGGTGAGAAGATTGACATGCAGAAGGCAGTAGAAAGCCATGCAGAGAGATTACACCAAAAAGGTGCGGCAATGATCAAGAAGTACAACTGCAACAACAATCCATTGATGTTGGCTATGTACCAATTGATAGCAGAAGGCAGAGCGGCGAGAAACTGGGCTATGATGGCCGAGTGTATCGAAGACAAATTCATTTCTTCAAGATACGCAAAGATCGCCAGAGATGAAACTTTCCACGCTTCGATCGGAAGAATGGAACTTGAGAAACTTTGTGAAACACAAGAAGCTCAAGACGAGATCAACTCTGTTGTAAACGAGTTCAGAAAAGATTTATTCACAATCACTTCAAGCAAGACTGGCACACTAGAAGAAAGTGCTAAGTTGATGGAAGTGTACGCATAATAAAATCTTAAGACAAATACTAAAGGGCGGTAATTTTATCGCCCTTTTTTTACGGCTTAAATACCAGTATGGAACACAGCAAAGATTATTCACAGGATATATTAAAAAAGATAGACGAGGATCTACAGGACTCCGATCAAGCGATCAAAAGATTGAAAGCACACTCAGAGGCCAACGCAGTTAAGACAGGCAGGAAGTTGGAATACGGCAAGAGCCGTTGGGACTACGAGAAGAAGAGGGCACTGGAGAGGGGAGCCTATCACTTTGACTGGAGCAGGAAAGACAACATCGAGGACGTGTTGATGTTCCATGGCAACGTCGACATGGACTGCGACTACTTCATTGACACATACGGAGACAAGGCACTGGACAATGCCGTCCACTGGGCAACACGAAACAAGAGTGTTGGAGAGAACTACGGCATAGACCAAGAGGTGTATGACATCGTCAGGTCAGGCGGTGATCCCGAGGCCAAGATATACGGCAGGGCAAACATGTTCACTGATCCAAAAGCAGTGGCACTGGCAGAGGGACTGCTTGGTCTTTATGACTATGAATTGAAACTTCACTCACAAGTTTGTGGCCAACTACTACACATGCACATGGACAACTTCGCGGCCAGATTAGACAGGCAAAACAGTTTTGACGAATTAGATTATGATGTTGACCCCAAGAAGGTGCACAGATTTGTTGTGTTTCTCAATGATTGGAGCATGGGACAGATATGGCATCAAGGTACAGCGGTGCACACGCACTGGAAGGCCGGAGACATCATCAGTTGGCACTGGCAGGACTTCCCGCATGGAACGGCCAACATGGGTTGGGACACAAGATACATCCTGCAATTCACCGGCAGGACTACAGACAAGACTTGGAAATTTATAGAAGGAACCAACAAGGACTCCAAACACATCCTTGACATCCACGACAACAACAAGTAATATTAAAGAATGTACATACTAGTGACAGGTGCTCCAGGTTCTAAATGGAGCAGTGTGGTGAAGAACATCTACTGGTCCGAGAACATAGATCACACAGATTATTCAGAGAAGAGGACCTACTGGCACGACGCTGACACACCAGGAACAAAACAACTGATGCACACGGGGGCGTATTGGGATCCAGGAATGGAATTCGACAACAGTCGGGACGAATGGGACAAGCCATTCTCGGGCACAGGCCACAGGATCATAAAGTCACACACGTTCGCACACCAGCTGGAGGAACTGAAGACGCTGGGATACCCTATCGTGCTAGTACGCAGAAGCAACATAGAATGTTATGACTGGTGGAAACTGTGTGGAGAGTTCAGCATCACATATCCCAACTATCAATACTTCGAGAACTTGGACCGGATGTGGACGCACATACAGGATGAAAACACAGATATCACACGGTTCATACAGCAAAACCTAGACAGGATAACCTGTCCCGTGGACAACTTCGACCTGTGCCGGGTGCTGGGAATAAAAGAACCAGGCCCTAGGGACAGCATACATACACATAACTACGCGAACAAGGACATCAAAGTCTACGTGTACAAATAAAAAAAAATACTTGTAAAACTTTATGATATTTTTAATCACTAATGACCAATTTAACCTAGGAAACGTTTTCCTAATCTGGTCTGTGCATTACCTGAGCGGAAGCGATGATTATTATGATGGTAGAATCGATGCAAAAAGACCAATACCAGACAACCCTTTATTAAGAGTCACGGCACATAAAATGAAACCAAACTTTGTGAGAACCATTGAATCATTTCTTACTGTGTTAGACAGAATTCCAAAAGATCATACTATCAATCATATTAAGTTCCAGATTAAAGCCTTTTCATTGGAACAACATCATAGAACAAATCACGAATTACAAATGATGTCGTCTAGCAAAGGCATCAAATGCATAAACATGACATGTGCTGACAACCAGCACCTTGTTGGTTTTTTACGACACGACATAGAACAACCACAATGGCAAAAAGACATGGACATAGTCACTGAACATTGTAAACATTACTGGCCTTATTTTTTCGAGAACGCATCTATTTTCCAAGATAGATTAAAAACGTTCCATGGTATTAGAGAAAACATAGCATTCAACTTAAGATTAAATGATTTTTGGACGCACCTCCCACAAAGAAGTGATAACGATTTAATATATCATTGCCAGTATGATCATTGGGTCAAGGATGGCCTCGATGAAATGAAAAAGGTGTTACAATTTCTTGGATTGGAATGTAAAGAAGAAAGGGTTGATACATGGTGCGAAATATATAGCGATTGGAGTAGAATTCATACTCCTTATCTCGACTTCTGCAATGACATCCACAAAATAATCGAGTGCATAGTGAACAATAAGTCTATGGATCTAACCAAATACAACCTAGATGTACTAAAAGAGGCCGTGATTCTTCATTTATTGATGTTCAAACATGATCTAAATCTCAAACTGCCAGTGGATCATTTACCACAAGATACAAAACTGATATTTCCTTTGCTGGAAGAAAATCAAAGGACCGGTTTAGAAAAACTGTATCACAATTAACGGTCATAGACAATTCGGTTAATATATTGTAAAGTATAACATGAATAAAAGAATATTTGCCCAACTATTAGCAGACAGCCAAAACGATCTAGAAAAAATAACACAACCATACATCTTGGAAACGTTTGGCGTAGAAGTAAAGAGATGTGAAACCATAGAGCAATATGTGGAGGCTATAGACGACGCCTGCCTACACAAATACTTCTCCAAGTACTGGCAGAACGACATGAAGAAGTGGAAGTATTCAGGACTTGCGTTGATAGACGAAGTAAACAGTCTCAAACCTAGAGCGGTGTTAGATGTAGGGTGTGGCTACAACGAGTTCAAGGGCAAGATCAACAATCTCGTCGGGATAGATCCCTACAATGATCGGGCGGATCTCGAGGTCAGCACAATGAACTACAAGACCGATCAAAAATTTGATGTGATACTGTGCCTGGGTTCCGTAAACTTTGGTAGCCGTGACAAGATCATAGCAGAGGTGGGCAGGTGTGTGAACCTATTGGCGGACGGAGGCACAATGTTCTTCAGGGTCAACCCGGGAATACAGCACGACCGACCCGAGGCCCGTTGGATCGAGTTCTTCAGTTTGAACGTGCCATTCATCATAGAGCTGGCCGAGATGTTCAATCTACAGGTGCTTGACATCAGAGATGACACCAACTCACGCAAATACTTCGTCTATAAGAAATGAAAAGACTGTTAATAAATGGTTGTAGTTTTGGAGCATGCTGGACTCCCCCTAAGGAATTTGTAAACAGTCTTGGTTGTGATCAAATTGTCAATTTATCAAAAGGTGGCACCTGTTTTCAGAGAACCTGCAGAAGCACAATTGAATGGATAGCACAAAATGGAGCACCTGCAATGGTCCTGATACCAATCACTTTTTCACACAGGTGGGAGTTGGCTCTTAATCAAGACGAGGACAAGATAGACGGCAGTTGGATACCTTTACAAAATTCAAATTATCTTTCAGATGAATACAACCTGCAGGATATTTCAATACAAGATGTCAAAAAGTTAGTGGATGATTATTACAAAATTATTCCAAACACTAAGACTTATTGGGATAAAATGTTTACGGACATCATTATGATTTCTGGTTTCTTGGATCAACAAAGAATTCCGTATCTTATGTGGGACATGTGCAATGGATTTGACAAAAGTCACATTAAAAGTTACGAAGGATTCCACAAGATCAATTTCATAGCAAAAAATAACAGGATCATAGATATCTGGAAATTCTGTGGTAATAGGTTCATGAGGGATAGTATGCCAAGAGACCTTAGAGATAAAACACCAGAATTTGCATTCCATCATGCGCCGGAACAATACAAAGAGCTAGAAAAGTATCTTATAGGTTATATAAAACAAAATCTTTAGTAGACTTATGCTAGAATTGTGCTACAATAAAGTGTAAATACCTACAATGCAAAAACACACTAGAAGCCTATTAGAAGAATTAAGCTCAATGCCTCTCAAACGAGATAAGGAAGAGGTGGTCGAGAGCAGGGCATCTCACATACTGGAATCAGCAATAAGGCTGATGCACTATATTAGAGAGAACTTTGATCAAGATACTGCATTTAAACTGGAGAAGAAATTCAACTCTGCACTTAAGAATATGGACGCCAGCAAATTCTCAAAAGGTGTGGCACGTATCAAAGAGAACAGAGATATCAAACAGAACGTGCTGAAGATCCGAGACGGCGAATACCAAGAGGACTAATCAATGTTGATAGAAGATGTCCTTACAGAATTCAAAAGGACGCACCTAGAACACATCGAGGACATAGTGATCACGGACGGCTATGAAGGTGGCAAGGCTGTTGTGGAATTCTTCAGGGGACTGCTACTCACACTTAAGGGCACGAGTTCAGAAGCCGTAAAGGTTTCTGTGAAATGGGACGGTGCACCAGCCGTGGTGTGTGGAACCAATCCAGACAACGGCAAGTTCTTCGTGGGCACAAAATCAGTGTTCGCCAAGAACGCAAAGATCAACTACACCAAGCAGGATATAGCAAACAATCACGGCACGGACGACTTAGGGCAAAAGTTGTTGAAGTGTCTTGTGCATCTCAAGAAACTCGATATGACCGGTGTTTACCAAGGAGACCTCTTATTCACAGATGAGGACATCACTCGTAAGAACATAGACGGCAAGCCAAACCTCACATTCACACCCAACACCATCACATACGCTGTGCCAGAACAATCAGACCTAGGTACCCAGATAGATCGTGCCAAGGTGGGCATAATATTCCACACCACATATGTGGGCGATACGCTGGCCACGATGGATGCGCAGGCGGGCGCGGACGTGGAATCATTTACACGATCACCGGACGTGTTCTTTGACAACGCAACATACAAAGACGTGTCGGGATCAGCCAAATTTACTGACGCGGAGACAAAACAATTTTATAATGGAATAGAAAAATTAGAAGCACTACTTAACAACGTGCCGAGAAACCTAGCCAGCGTGTTGGGACAGAACCAAGACTTCGTGCCCATGTTCCAGATGTACATCAACGCCCGAGTCAGGGAAGGCGAACTGCCAAACGATGCTAACAAGTTCTTACTTGGATTTCGTAAGTTCTACAATGACAGGATGGCACAACAGATGTCAGGACTGAAGGCACAGAAAGCCTTGCAACTGAGACAGGACAAGATGAAACAGATGCCCGTTTTCCTAAACAGGGCCAAGAAACCATTACAGGCCATGCTGATGTTCTACAGGGCGGTGCAGACTATGAAGGCGTTTGTGCTGAGAAAAATGAACCAGGCGCAGGCTATAGGATCATTCCAACAGACTGATTCGGGACTAGAGGTCACAGAGCCAGAAGGATTTGTTGCTGTAGACAAGTCAGGCAGTGCTGTCAAGTTGGTTGATAGGTTGGGATTCTCGAGAAGGAATCTCACAGCGATCAACAAGTTCAAGAATAACTAACATAAATGAAATCCAAACCATTCCCTATCACGCAGGGTATCCCTTGCCAGTTGAAGTGGAACCACTCAACCGTGTTCTTGACCATGGGCACAACTGCCAGTTGCCACAGGGTCACACACGACCCCTATGAAATACGTGATGGCCAGATGGAATTCCACAACATCAAGACCAAACTGGAGGCGAGGGAAAAGATGTTGCGGGGAGAGTGGCCAGGCAGAGGATGTGAACACTGCAGGAGCACGGAGGACACCGGAGGACACTCCGATAGGATGTCTCACCTGGATATGCCTGGAGTGATCGCGCCAAAGGAACTACAACAAAATCAGAATGCAATCTCCGTCACACCGACACAGTTAGAGATATACTTCAGTAACACCTGCAACCTCAAATGTGTCTACTGTAACAGCAAATTCAGTTCTACAATAGACAACGAGAATAGGATCCACGGTGAGTGGGCGCATGGTGATCAAAAAGCATTAGGTAGACACCTTTACCTTCCGGGAAAAATCGAAATTAATCCCAACATTAAGGAGGACACTGACAAATTATTCGTGTGGCTAGAAGAACACCTACACGAGTTGAATAAATTAATGATTCTAGGTGGTGAACCATTCCTACAGAAAGAGACCGAAAGGATGGTGGAACTGCTAGAACGCATACCAAACCCTAATCTAACATTGGTCATTTTCTCAAATCTCACAGTAGACACTGTCAAGGTGCAGAAATGGTTAGCCAGAATGTGGAGATTAGTGGAAAAAGGAACTTTACACAATCTGCAGGTAGTGGGCAGTCTTGACTGCTGGGGGCCGCAGGCAGAGTACGTAAGAAACGGATTAGATCTCAAGAAATATGTTTCTAACTTTGAATTTATTCTAAACAAAACTAAAATTACACCCAGTATCAATAGTGCCTTGATGGCACTCACTGTACCAACTCTACCAGATCTAATTAAACAGATGAACACATGGTCAAAGATCAGGGAGGTGTATTGGAGTGGAATGAAGGCCGGAGACGCAGGACGTCCTTATCTCAACCCAACCATATTTGGTGATGCCATACTGTCATTGGGAATCAATGAAGCGATAGAGATCTACGAGAGTAATGGTGATCCAATAAAGGAAGCGCAACTTAACAATCTCACAGGCATACGGAAGGAGTGTGAAAATACCGAACCCGATCTATTACAACAGAAATTATTGAAGACTTATCTCAAAGAGTTGGATAGGCGACGTGGCACGGACTACAGGACACTTTTTCCAACAATTGAAAATTTATTGCCATCCTAGGAATTCATTCACTGTTTTCCTTACTTGCGATTGATAGGCACTGTTGTCCCAGAAAGTGTTGAGGTTGTGTGCTCTCAGTTTCTTCGATGAAAGGTAGGCATCCTTCCAATCAAAGTCCTTGAGTTTCTCAATTAATTCCACAATCTTATGTGCTCTCTTGTCCGGATCCGGCTCTAGGTCGTAACTCTCATCAAAGTACTGTCCAAAGGTCATAAAGCCCATCTCCCGGATTTTCTGGAGGTAGAGGTGATTGCCGTGAACTATGAAAAACTGTTGGCAGATGATTGGTTTCCATAACTTCTCTGTGATAAAGATTCCTTTGCCGTTGTTGGTTTCGCTTACCAGCGAACAGGCGGTGTGCTCATAGGGTCGCATGTAGATGTCCTGATCCCGACCATAGATCGGATAGTTCTTTGGGTCAACATCTGGCAACTCGTAGGCTGGATCTAGCCTAACGGGTTCATCTAATCCTATGAATGATTTCAGACTGTTGTCTATTAGATTTTTATCTGTCAGAAGTTGCCACAACAGTCGCCTATGTGCCCGTGGTTGTTTGTTCAGGTAGAGGTATTCATAGGGTTTGTGTGAATGATCGCAGTTGAATGTACGCCCTTTGTATTTTTCCCTCATCATGTACCAGAACCATGAAGCACTACCGAACCACTTCGTGTAATTGTATCCTTGCAGTAGGTCATAGAACTTCGAGCCGACCATGTTTTCTTCGCTCTCCCACGGACGTGCTAGGATGAATTTGAATCCGTTCTGTAGTAAGAGGTCCATCCTACTTTTCAATTGTGAAACAAATTCTGGATTGTCCTCGAAGCCGTCCCTGTGATCGATTATGCAGTAAAGTTGATCATATCCGTCCCAATCGTAAGTGTGTAAATTCCAGTAGTTTGGTTCAAAGGTACATTCTACATGATTCAACTCCGCACTCTTAATGAAGTTCTCAAAATGTAGGTGTTGTCCCGAGAACATTAGGTCAGTGAGAATAAAAATCTTGCGCATTTGCTCTATAAATATGGGTATGCTTACACCATTTTTAAAGTATGTATCTGAGGGCAAGGTAATAAGGCGCCATAGTGACTTGCAGAGATTCACTTTCCCAGAAGTCACCGAGAGGATATACCTCAGTTTCCTAGCACTATCACTCATGAGCCAACACAAGGACACGGCAGGTTTCGCCAAAGCATACGCGGATCAGACCATGGCCAAGGGCACGTTCGACCAGGTCAGGATGATCAACAACGATCTCGCCAACATGCTGGCCATAGTGTCAGGTGACCCAGAGATAACAAAGAAATTAAAGAACAAGAACCAAGCCCAGGCCATGAGGCAGAGGCAACCGGTGCCAGTGATGGCGCTGAGGAGGTACATGAGAACATGGGAGGATCACTACAAGAACCTCACACAACTGGAAAGGGCCTTGAACATAACAGATGCGAACCTCAAAAACATCAGGCGATCAGTGGCCAACTACCACAGGTTGGAATCAAGACTGAAACTGCAGACGCTCCACAGGCTACAACAACAGTTGCAGGCCAAACTGCCTAATACGGACCTACACAAGAAATTCAAGGAACTATAATGATGATCGAATATATCTGTGAAGAATGCGGATGCGAACAGCACTGTGGGAGATCATGCACCGAGTGCCTGGACTGTCCTGACTGTCGTTGTAAGGAATGCAAAAAGAAAAAATGACCTATCCAACGGGTAGGGATTTCTGGGTGGCCTACAATGGCCAACACATTGAACCCACTTTCATAGAGAACGCCGGTGACGGACAGTCAGATCTGAGGCGAGAGGCCTACAAACACATAAAATCATGGCGTGGCTGTGTTGATGCGGGCGCCAACGTGGGCATGTGGACCAGGAGCCTGATGCAGGACTTCGAAAAGGTCCACTGCTTCGAGCCCAATCCTGTATTCGCGGAGTGCTGGCGCAGGAACATACCTTTGGACAAGAACGCCGTACTTCACCAAGTGGGTCTGGGAGACACAGATCACACAGCCACTTTTACACAACCATTGGCACAGATTTTAGATCGCACTCCTGGAGACATACACATAAAGACACTGGATAGTTTCGAACTGACTCAAATAGATTTCATCAAGATAGATGTTGATGGTTACGAGGACCTACTAATCAAGGGCGCCCAGGAGACCATATCACAGAACCTGCCGGTGATCAACATCGAGATGAAGAGGGCCAAGAGGCCCGGCATAGTGCGTGTGGCCGAGGATATATTGAAAAAGTTGGGTTATAAACTCAAAACACGCACCAAAAGTGACGAAGTGTGGCTGAAATCTTAATATTACAGCATAATTTACCAAACAAACCTATAAATACATTTAACTTGATGCCTGAGCGGCATCATAGTCATTTAAATCAGATAAAAAGGAGGATTAAAAATGGCAATATCAGAAAACAACACTACATTCGTAGCGGCAAACGGAAATCAATTAGGTAAAGAACTTGAGTTCTTAACAGTTGACGCTGGCGAAGAATTAGCGAACCACACAGGTAAAGGTGGAACGCTACAAGCAATCGAACAAACGATCATGGCTTACGGTAACATCGTAGGTGCTGGTCCGTTATTCGACACTAACGCTTCAAAAACATACATCGTTGAAGGTACTGACATGTTCGTTGGTAGTTCAGCAGGACTATATGGTGCGTTCACATTCACAGAGCAATCTGAGGGTGGATCTGCTTCAACTTTACTTGCGGCTATCAAAGCATTAGGTACAGTTGATTCAATCGACTTGAATGACGGTGGTACAACAGCAGTTGTTAACGACTTAGAGATGTAATAATCATTTCTAGTCCGATGACTAGTTTACCAAAGGGGCGGATCATTAATTTGGTTCGCCCTTTTTTTTGCGATTAAATAATCACATGCCAAATCACCTAGACACAGCGATAAACATCATACTGAGCGGAGACTCCAAGCTCAGGGACAAGACACCTCGTGTGTACGCCCTGCCTGACAAACTTCCCGAAGGTTGGGGAGAACTCAAGAGGATGAGATACCTAGATCATGACATATCGGCAGGACGTAACATCAAGCGTTGGCTCAAGAGGGATTACGAGGCCAGGAGATTGGTGCTACAGGAACCACCCTTCGAGAAGGCCAAGGACCAGTCAGAGATCTTCACCATGGTCAGGGAACCCTACCAGAGATGGTGGTCGGGCATACGTGACTTCATGTACTTACTGCCTTGGTACCCATGGTGGAAGAACGAGAAGATCATGGAGCAATGGCCACACTTCCACAGGGCCACATTCAGGATACATGACGTGATGGAACAGATCAAACCACAGCACCTGATCAAGGTGGACGATGGTCTGAACGACAGAATTATAGCGTTCGCGAGGAAACACAGGTTGCTTTGTTTTGGCAACATTCCACACGAGAGGCACATCAGACACTCCAGAAAAGACATACAGAAAATGGAACGGGTGGGCCAGGAAGAACTGCAGAAATGGTTGAAGGAAAATCCTGAATGGCAGAAGAAACTGGATGACTACCTAGAACCTGACCTGGTGTACTGGGATCAGGTCAAAGGCCAGGACTGATGCATGAGTACCGTATCCACACTCTGGTAGACATCACCGACAACGGCAACCTCAGACAACACTTTCCATTCACAACATCGGGGGGAGATGTCATACATGACAAGCACTCGTTGACCATAGCCCGCAATCAGAACAGCAACTTCAACACCATGATACAACTGCTACAGATGAGGGGCAACATCACCTGGGAACTGCCACCACAGCGGATCGAGATACAGAGCCTGAAGAACCACATATTCGGGTCGTTCTACGAGGGCCGGCAGACCACCTGGCACTTCCAGTTCTTCACGGAACAGGCAGGCGTGTACGGTGACGACACCGATCCCGTCGCACAGTTGATGGAGGACTTCCACCAGGTGCCCATACTGTCTTTCTGCAAGGAGACAGTGACGTTCCCATTGAGCACCTTCGACACCATGACGCCCGTGAGCAAAAACACGTACTTTTCATACGCGGGTCCGATCGATAAATAATACTTGATTAAGGCACACACTACAAAACTTATTAAGGCTAGCACAGGCGATGACACAGGCACAATTCCAGGCTTTAGGAGCGGAGATCAGAGAGATCAAACAGGAGTTGAGAGAGTACATAAGATTAATGAGCACAACAGATTTAGAAAAGACAAACTTGGAAGCACACGTGGACCTCTGTTCGGAGAGGTACAAGGGCCTACACGACAGGCTGAGTGCGATCGAACTGAGATTGGCCAAGATGAACGACGATATGTCAACCAGTCACAAGTCGACAACCAAGACCATCATAGCAACAGCGGGCACAGTGGTGGCGGGACTACTATCAACAGTGGTAGTAATCCTGATGAAGATGCCAGGCTAACAGCCATATCCAGCAAACACACATGTTCATACAGATAGCACCAAAGGTAAAGGTCTTCGTGACAGAGGAAGACATGGCATTCATACTCAAACACCGATCGGAATCATTCCGCGGCAGTGAGTTACCACCGGAACAGCAAGACAGGGCCAAGCGCCTGGCCGACAAGGCCATATTCGTCAGGAAAAAACTTGACACCGACGTCCAATACGCTTTAAATAGACAGATTAGGATCGTTCGGAATGACACAAAAAAATAGATCAGAACTGGTAAAACAGATAGAGGCATACGGCCTACGCAACAAGTTGGCGGAGCTCGCACGGAAGGAAGAGGCACGCAGACCATTCCGACACCTGCCCAAACAGTTCTCCAAGGGCATCCTGATCGGCAACATAGCCATCGTGCCCAAGAAACTCACAGGCACCCGATACGCCTACGTGATAGCGAACATGCTGGAGGCCACCATCATACACGAAGACATCAATCTCAAGCAGACCGCAATACTGGTGGCACACCACCTGGCGGACGGCAAGAATGTGCCCACCAACCTCATGGAACTGGACACCAAGTTCGCGTCACAACTGTTCGACATACAGAACGCCAAGCGCATGATAAAGGAGGCGCAGAAGAACAAGGATGAGGCGATGGAGGACATCTACTGGGACAGATTAGACGTCGCAAACCGCCTAGCGGACGAGTGCAAGAGCAGGATACAGATGATTTTCAATGACACGTTCGGCGCATAGATAATAAATAAACACGTATGAAGAGCTTAGAACTTACAAAACCCATAACAACAGAATCACTACTGAAAGAATTTGAATCAAGATTCAACCAGACCATGGATCTCACACAGTTCACCAAAGAGGAACTGGAGGACTACGCCAACCACGTGAGGACCAAGATACACGAGATCACACAGAACACACACTTCGGCAGAGAACTCAAAGATGACAAGTACCAGAAGAACCAGATGATGCTGGACATCATCAACCAGGCCATCAATGAGCGCAAACTGGCCGAGTACGGTGGCAACATGAACGACCCAATGACCAAGGTAGCGACCACGGCACTATCAGCAAAAGCAAAACTGGACAAGGGTCAGGCACTGGACCAAGAAGAGAAGAAAGTGGTACAGAAGATAATGACCAAAGAGGGTGTGGAAGAGCAATCAGAATTAATATTGGCCGCCAAGGACATGATGGACAAGGTAACATCATTCCTGGAAGACCTAGCATCAATGAAGACAGAAGGTATGTTAGAACTGGCGGACAGAATCAGAGACGAGATGGGCGCCGACAAGGCGGACGCATTTCTACAGAAGATCCAACCAGCGATTGAACAGGCGGAGGCCACTTTGACGACTACTCGACAAGAGCTAGACAACGGTGTAAGAATATTGACCGGAGAAGAAGAGGTTTCAGACCCAATGGGCGCAGATGACACGATGGCAACGGACATGGACACAGACCTAGACTCACTGGACTCAGAAGGCGGAGAAGAGACAGACGAGTTTGGGGCCTCTGACGCAGAAGCGGGTGGAACTGAACCTGAAGGCCGTGAGCAGAGAGAATCACGAGAAGTGTTCGAGGCTTCCAACAGACTCTACTCCAAACTAGCCGGGAAGTAGTCCCGTGAGATTTTTCGAATTCAACAAGAGCGACACTGACCT